CAAAATTTACGCAAATAGACAAAAAACTAAGATGGCTATGTCTGATGCACAACTAATGCATGCATCAAAAATGGCCAGCGGTGAGGAAGCTTACCAAGGCAAATTATTAGAGTCTAGACAATCCGACTGGAAAGATGAGGCTGTTTTAATTATATTAAGCACACCTATAGCTATTTTAGCTTGGGCAGTGGTATCAGATGACCCTACAGCAATGGACAAAGTAAAGTTATTTTTTGAAATGTTCTCAGAATTACCTAAATGGTTTACAAATTTATGGATACTTGTAGTTGCTAGTATTTATGGTATAAAAGGAACACAAATATTTAAAGGAGGAAAAAAATAATGACAAAAGATTGGTTAAAAGGAAGAACAGTTACAAAAGAACAAAAAATTACGAAGCATGAAAAAGAAAAAGAGATAGAAGCTACAGATGCGCTTTCTTCTCAAACAGTTGAAATAAAAAATGCTAAAAGAATGTTATCGTCTAAATCAAAAAAAGCAACTTGGTACTAAACTAGAAAAGGAAAATAATGCAAAGAACAATGTATAAATCAGGAAGTTTAAAAAAAGTTCCTGCAAAAAGTAAAGGATTAAAAAAACTACCAACTCCCGTTAGAAATAAAATGGGTTTTATGAGTAAAGGTGGCAGAGTTAAAAAAGCAGCTGGCGGCGGATTGTACGCAAACATACATGCAAAACAAAAAAGAATAGCAGCTGGCTCAGGAGAGACGATGAGAAAAGTTGGAAGCAAAGGTGCTCCAACAGCAGCTAATTTTAAAAGAGCAGCTAAAACCGCAAAAGCATAATGGCTACTGCTGCATGGCAAAGAAAAGAAGGTAAAAACCCTTCTGGTGGATTAAATAAAAAAGGTGTTGCATCTTACAGAGCAGCAAACCCTGGGTCTAAATTAAAAACAGCAGTAACAACAAAACCTTCTAAACTTAAAGCAGGTTCTAAATCAGCAAACAGACGTAAATCTTTTTGTGCTAGAATGAAAGGCATGAAATCTAAACTTACTTCTGCTAAAACGGCAAGAGACCCAGATAGCAGAATAAACAAGTCTCTTAGAAAGTGGAATTGCAATTGAGAAAATCAATATTGGACGCACTCGAAGCTAGATACGAAGCAGAAGTGTCAGCAGCTCACGCTGTAATAAATATCTACTTAGAAAATTCTGTAGGTATTGGAGAACACCCACAACACTTACAAGAAGTAGATAAACAATTAGAAAAGATAGCTCAAGCAGAAGAAAAACTAGATGCTTTAGAATCTTTCTATGAACCTATAGAGGAACAATAATATGAAAGATGGACTACAGATAGTTTCAGCAATGCAAAAAATAATAAAAGATCGACTACAAGCTGTTGGAGATACGATGATAACAGGTGGGGTTGACAACATGGAAAAATATCAATATATGTTAGGACAAGCAAGATCTTATAACTATTTATTACAGGAAATCTCTAACCTGCTAAACAACAAGGAGCAAAAAGATGAGCAAGGAAACGTTATCGACATCAAAGGAAATTCCAAAACATAACAATGCTTTGGAAGAAAAATACAAAGACATTAAAGAAAAAGAACCTCTAAATCCAGAAACAATTGAGCAACAAAGATCCCAGCTACCCGAACCGAGCGGCTGGAGACTTTTAGTATTACCCTTTACACCAAAAGAAAAAAGTAAAGGCGGAGTTATTTTTACTCAAGAATCTTTAGACAAAATTCGTATTTCCACTAACTGTGGTTATGTAATTAAGTTAGGACCATTGGCTTATAACGATAAAGAAAAATATCAAACAGGACCATGGTGCAAAAAAGGCGATTGGGTTATTTTTGCACGTTATGCAGGATCAAGATTACCCATTGAAGGCGGAGAAGTTCGTCTATTAAACGACGACGAAGTTTTAGGAACCATAGACAATCCTGAATCCGTTCTTCATAACATTTAACCATAAGGAGAAACTATGCCAGACACAGAAAAAACAGAAGAAACAAAAAACGACATAATGGTAGATATAGATACTTCAGGACCTGAAGTAGATGTAACATTACCAGAAGAAAAAAAGGAAAATGAAAATGAAACAACTATTGAAAACGGTGTTGAGCCCGATAATTCATCTGAGAAATCTGACAAGCAGTTGGATGTTCGAGATGACAAGAACGTTGAAACAAAAGAAACAGTTCAAGAGAATAAAGAAACTGAAAATAAACAAGAAGTAGAAGATTATAGTGAGGGTGTTAAAAAAAGAATAGCTAAACTTACTAAAAAAATGCGTGAAGCAGAGAGACAAAAAGAAGCTGCTTTAGAATATGCAAAAAATATTCAGACTGAACATAAAAATTTACAAAATAAAGTTTCTTCTTTAGAACCTAGTTATGTAAATGCTATGGAAGGAAGAGTTGTTTCTGGTTTACAAGCAGCAGAAGCAAAACTTATTTCAGCTAGAGAAGCTGGAGATATTAAATCTGAAGTAGAAGCACAAAAACAAATAGCTAGATTAGGAGTAGAAGAAGCAAGAGTTAATTCTTTAAAAAGAAAAGCTGCCACTGAACTTAAACAAAGATCAGTAGAACAGCCTAGAACTTTAGAACAAGCTATTGCACCAAATAATGCAGCTTACGATCCTAAAGCAGAAGAATGGGCTGAAGATAACTCTTGGTTTGGTAAAGATAGTGCTATGACATACACAGCGTTTGATTTACATAAGAAATTAACTGAGCAAGAAGGTATGGATCCTGCTTCTGATGAATACTATAAGGAAATAGATAAAAGAATGCGTATTGACTTTCCCCATAAATTTGGTACAACTGAACCAAAGGTTACGACTAAACCTACACAACAAGTCGCTTCAGCGAAGCGTAGTGTAAACCCTAGTCGCAATACTGTGAGACTCACACCGTCACAGGTTACAATCGCTAAAAAATTAGGTGTGCCATTAGAAGAGTATGCGAAACAATTAAAAATCACGGAAGGAGTATAGGCATATGACAAACGAAACAGAAAAAAGAACTTCACGTGCGGGTCAAACTAGAGTTAAAGAAGAACGAAAAAAAGTTTGGACTCCACCATCATCTTTAGATTCACCCCCTGCACCAGACGGGTACAAACATAGATGGATAAGAGCTGAAACAATGGGATTCGATGATACGAAAAACATGTCAGCTAAACTTAGATCAGGATACGAATTAGTGAGAGCTGACGAATACCCTGAAATAGATTATCCAACTTTGACCGAAGGTAAATACAAGGGAATGATCGGAGTTGGCGGCCTTTTGCTGGCAAGGATATCTGACGAGTTAGTTGAATCAAGAAAAGCGTATTTTGCAAAACAAACACAAGACAAAAATGACGCTATCGACAACGACCTCATGAAGGAACAGCATCCAAGTATGCCGATCAATAGTGATCGACAAACTCGTGTAACCTTCGGTGGTACAAAGAAAAGTTAATTTTTTAACGATTCCTGGGTTAATCCCTACCAACGAAATAACAGTTAACCCGTTTATGTGTAAAAGCATAAACATAACAAGGAAAATAATATGGCAAATCAAGACGCAGCTTTTGGGTTTAAACCCTCAAGATCTTTAGTCGGTGGTTCTATTCGTAACAACGTTTACAAAATAGCCGCTAACTATGGCACTTCAATCTTCTCTGGTCAAACAGTAGAAGCAGTAGCAGCCGGCGGTATTGAAGCAGCAGCAGCAGGAGACACTCAACAATTAGGTGTTTTCGGTGGCGTGCAATATACCGATCCAACATCAGGAAAACCAACATTTAAGCCTTTCTATTCAGCTAGCACAAATGCATCTGACTTAGAAGCTATTGTATACGACGATCCTCAATTGATCTTCGAAGTACAACATGATGGTACTGGAACAGCAGCGATGAACTTTTCAGCATTTGATTTTACAGGAGTAGCAGGAAGCACTATCTCTGGACAATCAACTCAAGAATTAGATACATCGACTAGTGGTACGGGAGGTGGTTTTAAACAACTATCAATCGTAACAGATCCATCGAATGATGATACAAGTTCAGCAAATGCGAATGCATTCGTAGCATTCAATACTGGTGAACATGTGTTTAAATTAACAACAGCAGTATAGCTAGAATAGGAGAATAAAAAAATGGCAATATCAAGAGCACAACTAGCGAGAGAGCTAGAGCCAGGTTTGAATGCACTATTCGGCTTGGAATACAAAAACTACGCAAATGAACACACAGAAATTTTCGATACTGAAAACTCTGACAGAGCTTTTGAAGAAGAAGTAATGTTATCAGGTTTCGGTAATGCGGAAGTAAAAGGTGAAGGCACAGCCGTAAATTACGACGATGCTAAAGAAACGTTTGCAGCTAGATACACACACGAAACGCTTGCTTTAGCGTTCTCAATCACAGAAGAAGCGATTGAAGACAATTTGTATGATAGACTTGCGTCTAGATATACAAAAGCATTAGCTAGATCTATGGCTAATACTAAACAAGTAAAAGCGGCAAATGTGTTAAACAATGCGTTTGACAGTAACTTCACTTTTGGAGATGGAGTAGAACTTTGTTCTGCTGTGCATCCAATCGTTGCAGGAACTTTCAAAAATGAACTATCAACGGCAGCTGACCTTAACGAAACATCGTTAGAGCAAGCTCTTATTGATATCGCATCTATGACTGATGAGAGAGGCTTGAAAATAGCAGCAAGAGGAATGAAATTAATTATTCCTTCTGATCTGCAATTTACAGCTGAAAGATTGATGAAATCTACTCAAAGAGTCGGAACAGCAGATAATGACATTAACGCAGTAGTTTCTATGGGAATGATTCCACAGGGCTATGCAGTTAATCATTACCTAACTGACACAGATGCGTTTTTCATTAAAACAGATGTACCTAACGGTTTAAAACACTTTGTTAGATCACCTGTTAAAACTACAATGGAAGGCGATTTTGAATCTGGAAACGTAAGATACAAAGCTAGAGAGAGATACTCATTTGGAGCATCTGACCCTAGAGGTATCTTCGGATCACCAGGCGCAGCGTAATCATTAATTTTATGTGGCGGTCTAAAAACCGCCACATTTAAAACATACAGAAATAAAACTCATGAAAAAATTTTTAATTAAAATTACTGCCTACGGTTACATAACCGAGTTTACAATTATGGCAGAAGACAATTCTAATAGTATCGAAAATGAAATCCTTGACAAACTAGGAAAAAATGATATTAATTGGGAGAAGTCAGGCTTTTATAGTTTGACAAAAAAATGGTTAACCTTTGAGGAGATTAACGATGACAAACTTGCAAGACCTATACAAACAGAAAAGG